GGCGAGGAGGAATGACATGTCAATTACCACTATGGAATTCAAAGAGCGCAGTTTGCTTTTTGCAAAACTAGCAAAGATTGCATACCTAGATGAAAAGGGTGCACGAGCAGCAGCCAAAGTCTTAGGATTCACAACAACAAAATTTTATGATAGAGATGGTGCACAAGCCTATCGTTTCCAAAACAAAGACGATTGTGTTGTTGCATGCAGAGGTACACAGCCTACTGAGTTTAATGACATCAAAGCAGACCTACGAGCGATTCCAGTTATGGCTGAAACAGTAAGCAGAGTGCATCGAGGTTTTAAGGCTGAAGTGGATGAACTTTGGCCCATGATACTAGAAGACATTAAAAAAGCAAAACAAAAACTATGGTTCTGCGGACACAGTTTAGGTGCAGCAATGGCAACTATTATGGCTAGCCGCTGTCACTTGTACGAAGGTATCCCAGTTGTAGAAGAGCTATATACATATGGAAGCCCAAGAGTTGGTTGGCGTAAATATGTTAACAGTTTAGAAGTTACACACCATCGTTGGGTAAACAATAACGACATTGTTACTCGTGTGCCACTAGCACTTATGCTATACATACACCATGGTGAGGAACACTATTTGAACGCTTGGGGTAATGTGCGTACTCCAACAGGATGGCAAAAGGTAAAGGACAGATTCCGCGGCATGTGGTTTGGTATTAAGAAGGGACAAATTGATAACTTCTCAGACCACAGTATGGTAAACTACGTGGCGTATCTAGAAAATTATGCGAATGACTTAGAAACACCACAAATATAAAATAATCATCAATAGGGAGAACTAAGATGAAGACCCTAATAAATCCACAACTTAATTTAACAGAGGAGAAAGTGTATGATGAACAACTTAAACAATGTATTAAAGAACTTGAACAACTTGTTGAGGATTTTACAGGGAAACCTAAACCAGGTAGTCGCCCGGGCAGTTTAAAACGTAAGGCAGCGCAATATCTAGGCAAAGGAGCAGGAGAAGAACTAACAAGAACAGAACTTAAACAATTACGTGCTAAAGCAAACAAAATGAAAAAGAGTACACGCAAGGAAGAACGAGCTCGCGGAGTACAGCTAGCACGTCAGGTAAGTTTTGCTTTTAACATGAGAGACAGCAAATGAATGTAAGTTTTGATATTAAATGTAGTGACTATTCCAATAATCCTGCTTATAGAGTTTGGATAAATGGCGAACTTATGACTGAGCGTGAATTTGTTATACCCAGCGATCAGTTCAGTCATTATAAATTTAATGCAAGTTTGGACTGCGACAGTGCAGATGTTAGGGTAGAAAGTATTACACCCGGTGTAGAATTTGCCTATGAAAATTTAGAGGTTAGTTATGAAGATCAGTGAAATAATGGAAACAGCAAGTGCAGGTGCTACTAGCAGTGGAAACATTGCAGCAGTAGTGAATCCTGCTGTTGCACACAGTAAAAAGAAAGCAAAATCAGTAGATGCAATGGATACTGAGGTAAGTTTGTTTGGCGGAAACGTGGTTAGACGCAATGGCAAAACCCCTCTAGCTCAGTTAAAAGCATAAATACTACAACATAATAATATGGAATATATATCATGAGATTTTATGAATTTGAAATTGTTGAAGCGCCAGGCGACGACTTACAACAAAAATATAATGCACTATTAGCCAGTTTAAAGAAAGCTGGTAAAGACGAAGGTTTTTTTGGTCGCAATAGCAGACGACAGGAAAATGCTGAACTACTTGCAAAATTTGCACAAGAGAATGGCCTGTCAGGTATGTATGATCCTGAAACCGGTGACTACGTATATAGTGAAGAAAATCCTGATACAGGAGAAGTAGAAGTTAAAACGGCTACTAATGCTTCAATGGATAGTGCAAAAGATCTAGCAGGAAAAGGACTTTTACCTGATGTTGTAAAGCAGAGATTTACAGATCAACTTGCAAGTGCAACATCAAATTATAAGGTAGGTGGTGTAGAACTACCAGTTGGAAAAAATCCCGAGCTTGAAAAAGACATGCAGGATATTTTCCAGGCAGATGCAAAAGCTAAAGAACAGCAAGAGAAGAGCAAAGTACAGACTCCTAACACCCAGCAATTCGTTAATCCAGATGATGCAGATGATGCAGATGCAAAAGATAGTGGAACACCAGAGCCACCTGCACCAGCAATACCAAATTTGCGGGAACCGGAAGAGAAACCTTCTGCACCAGCAGCGAGTAAGCCAGCAGCAACAAAACCAGAGCCAGCAGCAACAAAACCAAAGCCAGCAGCGAGTAAGCCAGATAGTAAGTCAGCAACAAAACCAAAGCCAGATAGTAAGAAAGCTATTACAACACCAGCACTAGCAGCGGCAGCAAGATCAAAGGTTTCATATAATGATCTAGCAAAAGCAAGCGGAATTGATGATCCTAATAAGATTAGTGTCGGACAAGAAATTAAATTACCTGGCGGTGGCACATACAAAGTTAAAAAAGGCGATACACTAAGTGGTATTGCAAAGAATTATAACTCCGGTTCTATTGGTCAACCAGCACCAGCACCAGCACCGTCAACACCTCCTGTAATACTGCCTCCCCCTCCCGGTACCATTCCACCAGCACAAGGTGGAGCACCTACACCATCCGGCGGCAATCAACCAGGTGGAGTAGGACCAGATGGGAAACCTGCTAAGCCAGGACCTACACCTCCAAAAAACGACGAAAAGTTAAGTTTTTTGCAGAGAGTAAAGCAGCGTGTTGGTAATATGTTTGATGATGTCGAAGCTACAACAATGGTAGAAAGTGCAATTAAAATGTATGCCGAGGGCAAAGTAAGTAGAGACTTCGCAGTAAAAGTTATTAAAGAATCTAAAAAGATGCAAGGAAAACATTAATGAATGACATTGCAAAAACACGTAGTAAATTAAAACAAATTGAAGAAGGTCATTTAGGTCAAATGGCAGACCGTGTTGAACTGGATCATGAAGTTCAAATGGCACGTGCGGACTTGTACAAGATTGCCAAGTATGCAATCAAGCTACACGAAATGCTCAAGGGTGTAAGTGAGATTCAAGGCATTGAAGGTTGGCAGCAGGCAAAGATTACTAAGGCTGCTGACTATCTAAGCAGTGTATATCACAACATGGACTATGAAATGAGTCCAATGAATCCTGAGAACGCCGAAGGTCAGATGGATCAGATGGCATTTGACCTTGCTAGTGAAAGCAAAGAGGCAGTTAAAGAAGAATGGGAACTTATAAGTAAACGCCCTAAGGGCGATATTCTAGCTAATCGCCCTGTAAAGAAGAAGCCAAGCCCAGAAAAAAAAATGCCTGATTCTTTTCCTAAGAAGCTAGACCCTAAAGATATACTTAAAAAAATGCCTGATTCTTTTCCTAAGAAGCTAGACCCTAAAGATATACTTAAAAAAATGCCTGATTCTTTTGAAGAAGCAGGGTATACAGATAAACAGCGTAGTGCAATGGATGATATGGTTAAGTCAGTCAATGACAAAGATAAGGATGACCCAGGTATGGAACGTGATCGTACACAAGGTTTAGATCCAGAGTTTAGCAAGCGTGTACAAGATCAAAACAAAAAGAATATGAAAGCTGAAAGTAAATTCAGCGATTGGAGTAAATCATGAGTGACTTTACAGATCTAGTAAAAAAACTCAATGCTATCTCAAATAATGAGGAGACAGTAAGCGCAACAGGTGATACTGTTTACAAGCCAGTTGAGGAAGCAGTCGCCGGAACACGTGAAACGGCAAGTATTCTCAAGGTGTTTAACGAACTTGAAGAGGCAGCGAAGCCAGACTATATTGATTTAGATGGCGATGGCGATAAAGAAGAATCCATGAAAAAGGCTGCTCAGGACAAGAAAGCCAAAAAGAAATCTGTTAAAGAATCAGAAGAAGTTGCAGAAGACGACGTTGCTACACAGATTCGTCAGCGTTACAGCGACTTTATGAAAAGCGAAACAGCTCAGGGCAACGATCTAAACACAATTGAAGTTGCTGTTAAAGAAGCAACAAGTTCTGCAATGGCCATTGATGACAGTTTTAGCAAAATGTTTAGTATGATGGGGCGTCTTATGAAAGTTACAGCAGAAGGCGCAGTTCTCACTAAGATGGTAGAGCGTGAAGGCGGTGATAGTTCCTGGATTGCAGACGCACACCAAAAACTTATTGAAGCTATGGAAGCTATCGAGCAAGCTCACATGTATAGCAACCCAAAAGAGGAAGACTAATGGATTTTAGAGAACTACTTAATAAAATTGATAGTGTAGTTATTGCTAGAGAAGACGACGATCCTGATAACGATCCAGATACAGGTGAACTTATGGTAGGCGACTACCAAACACGTCACTTTGATATGTGCCCAGGCGCTACAGCATTATATAAGAAAATTGATCATGACGAGCTTGCTGTTCGTGCAGCGAAGTTACAAGACGTTCTATTCTACATGGAAAAGGATCCAGATCGTAAGCACGTACCAGAAGATGCAGTAATGGCACAGGTAGTTGCTGATCAGATTATGATGATGGCTGAAATGATGGGGATGGAAGATGAACATGACTATATTCAAGGTCATGTAGATGTAATCAAAGATAAAGTTGAAGAGGATTAATCCTCATGCGATCTTCAGAATTCACACCAAAAGCAATTACTGAAGCTGAATTTGATGAAGCAGCAGGTGAGAAAGATGCCTGCTATCACAAAGTTAAATCACGTTACAAGGTTTGGCCAAGTGCCTATGCTAGCGGCGCACTAGTTAAGTGCCGTAAGGTTGGCGCTAAGAACTGGGGTAACAAGAGTAAGAAGTAATGTTAGTCGAGGAGATTGTACAAGACGATTTACGCAAATGGTTCAAAGAGAAATGGGTACGCTTTGGGCCTGACGGTAAGATACGCGGCGATTGTGCTAGAGATGATGACAGTGAGGGCAAGCCCAAATGTTTACCTCAGAAGAAAGCACATGCACTAGGCAAAAAGAAACGTGCAACCGCAGCAAGTAGAAAGCGTAGAGAAGATCCTAAAAAGAACAGACGTGGTAAAGCTAAGAATGTGAGAACAAAATGAAAGCAAGTGATCTAAAAAGAAATCCAGTTGAAGAAGCAATTAAAGAACATATTGCTCGTGGCGTTCCTTTTAGTGAATGCATGTTCCGTCCTGGCAGTGAAGCATTTACAGAGTTCTATACTCGTGTGCGTGAGATGCGTGAAAGTCTTGACCTAGATTGGCAGGATCAAGAACTACTTGATACAAATATTGGTGAATGCATTATGGTAGAGGGCGAGCGTGTTCCTCTTGATGTTCCTATTGAAGAAGAAGTTGAACTTGATGAAATGGCCAAAAAAGTTCTAGGAGAACCTGGTGCTTACATAATTAAGCAGGGTAAAACAGAATATAAAATATCACCACGATTGAATCGTAATGACCGACCATCTGGTGAGTGGCAAATTTTTATTAAGGACAGAGACGATTGGGAATGGGATAGGACAGTTGGTAGTAAAAGAGATGCTATTGACTGGATTAAAACCCAAAAAGAAGATATTGAAGAAGCAGAGTACCAGGGACGCAAAGTTAAATTAAACTCACCCAAACGTGGTGGGCCTAAGAAGTTCTATGTATATGTAAAGAATCCAAAGACTGGTCGTGTTAAGAAGATCAGTTGGGGCGATACTACAGGACTTAGCGTAAAGAGTGGCAACAGAGATAGAGTACGTTCATTTGTTGCACGCCACAAGTGCAAGCAAAAGAACGATAAGATGAAGGCAGGTTACTGGGCATGCCGCACACCACGCTATAAAGCACTTGGTGTAAAAGGTGGAGCCTGGTGGTAAACCCATGGTGGGCAGAAGCTGGACGCCTACACCCATATAGTGAATTACGCAATCAAAAAAGTATAATAAGAACATTTTCATTAGAAGTTGATAGCGAAGAGCTTGTTTGGCACAGAGATCGTAATGATCGCCATGTAACTATAGTTGAAGGCGAAGGTTGGCGCTTGCAGATGGATAACCAACTACCTATTACTTTAAAACCTGGTGATAGTATCAATATAACAAAAAACACCTATCATCGTATTCTCAAAGGCACTACAGACCTTGTTGTAGAGATTGTAGAGCGTTAGATAAATACATTGTTATGAACGCACAAGATATTAGAAATACAATTACTATGCTTGAACGCACAGGCATGGAGTTTGTCGCTGGTAGAGACTTTAGATTAGTTACTAAAGTTGAAAAGAACGGCGAAGTCTATGCTCTTGGCATGTTTACACATGACTATGATGACAATCGTAAAGTAGATTACGATGTTTACAAGTTTGAACGTTCAGGTGGATTTGAGTACAATGATAGATTCTATCCACAAGATTTTTATACAGAAGTTGAAAGTCTAAAACTAAGTCCATATGTGAAACCACAGGAAGCATTACAAGCATTTAATTCCTGGATCGAAACACACTAACCTAGGAGGGTATTATGCTAGATAAAAATGCACCCTTACTCAAGTGGTGGATACAGTTCACAGCATCAGCATTTGGTGCAGCAATCGCATGGCATTTAGGCTGGTGGGATGCACTGTGGTATGCAGACGTAACTAAGATCAGTATAGCAATACTTGCTATATTTGTATTTGCAACAATACTTACAGGATATATTAGTAAAAACGATAGTGAACGCAATCGTCACTATGGAAACTACGTATGGTTTGCTAGTGAAGCAATGATTACACTAGGTATGATTGGCACAGTTTCAGGCTTTTTGCTTATGCTCAACAGTGCCTTCAGTGACCTTGATGTTAAAGATGTAGCAAACGTACAAGAAGCCATTGCAGATATGGCAGTGGGTATGAGCACTGCTCTCAGCACAACTCTTATTGGTTTGATTTGTAGTGTACTCACAAAACTACAAATGGTTATTCTAGAGAATAGTTGGGACAATGGCGAACAAGGTAAGATATAAAACAGGCTTTGGCTTTATTGATCTATTGTTTAATCTACTTGTAGGTTTTACATTTATGTTCATATTGGCTTTTATTCTTATAAATCCTGTAGCCAAAAAAGCAAATATTGATCCTAAAGCAGAGTATTTGATTGTTATGACTTGGGACGATCAAAGCAAGTTCGATATTGACTTATGGGTCCAGGATAACACCAACAACATTGTTAGTTTTAGGCTAAAAGACAAAGCACTTATCACATTGGATAGAGATGATATGGGTCAAAACAATGACACGTATCAGGATGTAGAAGGCAAGCTAAAGACACGTTATCTAAACAGAGAAGTAGTTGCTATACGTAGCGACGACAAAAGAACCTATTTTGTAAGTGTACAATGGTTTAGCAAAGGAACAACTGACCGAGTAACTCCCATCGATGTCACAGTAGAAGTTATACGTGTAAATCCTTTTAGTACCTTGAAGACACGTCAGATTAGACTAGAGAAACTAGGCGACGAGCGTGGTGTATTTAAAATAGAAGTGGAAGACAGTAAACGAGCAACTGTTACTGACAGCGATGTGCAAATCATATACAATACAAATAACCTAAGGAAATCTTGGCAATGATCGATTTTAATCTAAGTACAACTCAACTAGCAATGATTTGGGCATTTGCAGGTTTGATATGCATCATTCCTCTATTTAGAGTATGTAAACTACAAAAGTTTGTTGTAGTGCCTATTGTTTTTGTTGCAATCTATCTGAGTTTTATAACTAATCTAGACTTTATAGGAAAACCTTACTATAAAACTCCGGATAAGTTTTTGTACAAGCATCATACTGTAGAAACTATAGACGGCACTAAATGGATAACACTATGGGCTATGGTAGACAAAAAAGATAGTTTATATAGGTTCCCATGGAATAAAAAAGACGAAGAACAACTAAAACGTGCTCAAAAGCGATCACAACAAGGTACACCACAAGTAGGCAAGCTCAAGGACAAAGGTAAGCGCAAAAACTTCCAACCGGACGGAGAACTAGAAATTTATGATTTTCCTTATCAAGATCAGATTCCCAAGTTGACAAGATAAGATTTCTAGCATATAATAAACTATCATAAGGAGATATCAATGAGTGACGGTGATAGAGTTTTTAGTTCAGAAGAAAAAGCTAAACTAACACAACTAATTAACGAAGGTCTTACTGTACTACAGGAAGTAGATGACCTAAACGAAGGCCTAAACGACACAGTAAAGGCAATCGCAGAAGAAATGCAGATCAAGCCAGCAGTACTAAAGAAGGCAGTAAAGACTGCTTATAAGGCAGACTTTGCAAAGCACAGCGAAGATCTTGCAGCATTGGAAAACATTCTAGCCACAGTTGGCAAACTACAGTGACAGAACGCAAACCCTATCAATGGCTTGCATGGTTAGGCACAGCCCTTATTATCTTGGGTGCATCACTAGCAGCCTTCAACATTTACCCTGCGTATGTAGTTGTATTCATCTTTGGTAATGCTGTTTGGGCAATTGCTGGATGGTTGTGGAAAGAGCAATCTTTGGTTGTTCTTAATGTAGTAATAACATTAATATATGTAATAGGATTGTTTTTCAAGTAATGTATGTAGACGCATATTTTGATAGAGACCACGACAGAATCAACGTTGTAGAACGTGTTGATGGTAGGAGAGAGTACAGAGAGTTTCCTGTCAACTACGTGTTCTACTACACAGATCCACGTGGCAAGTTCCGTACTATCTACGGCAATCCTGTTAGTAGATTCAGTACTCGCAATGGTAAAGAGTTCCACAAAGAACTAAAGATGCACGGCAAGCACGGTTTATGGGAGAGTGATATCAATCCCGTATTCCGCTGTCTAGCAGACAACTACTTGGGCGTAGATGCTCCTAAGTTGCAGACCTGCTTCTTTGATATTGAAGTTGACTTTGACCCTGTACGTGGATACTCTACACCCGATGATCCGTTCAATACAATCACAGCAATTACAGTATACTTGGATTGGCTTGGGCAGCTGATTACACTGGCAATTCCTCCCAAAAGTATGAGTATGGAAACTGCCAAAGAAACTGTAGCAGACTTTGACAACACGTTCTTGTTTGAGCGTGAAGAGGATCTACTAGTAGCGTTCTTAGACTTGATTGAAGATGCAGACATCCTCAGCGGCTGGAACTCAGAAGGTTATGATATTCCTTACACAGTACAGCGTATTACAAGAGTACTCAGCAAAGATGATACACGTAAATTTTGCTTGTGGGGACAGTTGCCTAAGAAGCGTACCTTTGAACGTTTTGGTGCAGAGAACATTACGTTTGATTTGATCGGTAGGCAGCACTTGGACTACATGCAGTTGTATCGCAAGTACACCTATCACGAAATGCACAGTTACAGTTTGGACGCAATTGGCGAGTACGAACTTAATGAACGTAAAGTTGCATATGAAGGAACACTAGATCAACTGTACAATAAAGATTTTTACACATTTATTGATTACAACAGGCAGGACACACTACTGCTACACAAGTTAGATGATAAGCTAAAGTTTATTGATCTTAGTAACGAACTTGCACACGCAAACACAGTGCTCCTGCCTACTACAATGGGTGCGGTTGCTGTGACAGAACAAGCAATTATAAATCACGCACATGAAGAGGGACTCATTGTTCCCAATCGTAGAGACAGGTCTGGTGAACCTACAACAGCAGCAGGTGCATACGTTGCTTATCCAAAGAAGGGTTTGCATGATTGGATTGGATCTATTGACTTGAACAGTCTGTATCCTAGTGTTATTCGTGCACTTAATATGGCTCCAGAAACTATTGTAGGACAGTTACGCCCTGTACTAACTGACCATGCTGTTAAAACTAAAATGGAAGATAAAAAGTCATTTGCAGATGCATGGGAAGGCGAGTTTGGTTCAAAAGAATACCAAGCAGTGATGAACATGGAAAAAGGTACAGAGATTACTATTGACTGGGAGACAGGTGATAGTGATACTCTGAGTGCAGCAGATGTATGGCGACTGATCTTTGACAGCAACAACCCATGGATGCTAAGTGCTAATGGTACTATTTTAACCTATGAAAAGAAGGGCGTTGTTCCTGGACTACTAGAACGTTGGTATGCAGAGCGTAAAGAGCTACAGGCTAAGATGCGTGAATCGGAAGGTGAAGAACGTGCGTTCTGGGACAAGCGACAGTTGGTTAAGAAGATTAACCTTAACAGTTTGTATGGTGCTATTCTCAATCCAGGTTGTAGATTCTTTGACCATCGTATCGGACAGTCCACTACACTAACAGGTAGATGTATTGCCAAACACATGAGCGCAAAGACAAATGAACTGTTAACAGAGAAGTACGATCATGTAGGTGACTGTATTATCTATGGTGATACTGACAGTGTGTACTTTAGTGCTTGGCCCGTAGTACGTGAACAAGTTGAACAAGGACGTATGGCTTGGGGCAAAGACGAATGTATCAAACTGTATGATCAGATCGGCGAAGCAGTTAATGAAACATTTGCAGCATATATGGAACGTGCATTCCACTGCCCTCGTAAGATGGGCGAGATCATTGCAGCAGGACGTGAAGTTGTAGCACAGAAAGGTTTGTACATTACTAAGAAACGTTATGCAGCTCTAGTAATCGATAACGAAGGTTTCCGTGTTGATACAGACGGCAAGCCAGGCAAAGTTAAAGCAATGGGACTTGATCTCAAGCGCAGTGATACACCTAAGGTGATGCAGGACTTTATGAGTGAACTACTACTCGAAGTTCTAACGGGTAAAGAAAAAGATCACGTAGTAGAACGTATCAAAGAGTTCAAGCACGAGTTTAAAGAGCGACCCGGTTGGGAAAAAGGCACACCTAAGCGTGTTAATAACCTAACTAAGTTTACAGCAGAAGAAAAGCGTCTGGGCAAAGCAAACATGCCCGGACACGTTAGAGCAGCAATTAATTGGAACTATCTCAAGAAGCTGAATGGTGATCAGTACAGTATGGATATCATTGACGGTATGAAAACTATTGTTTGCAAATTGAAGTCAAATCCGTTAAACTATACTAGTGTTGGTTATCCTACAGATGAGACGCACTTGCCACAGTGGTTTAAAGAGCTACCGTTTGATGACCAACTAATGGAAGAAACGATTGTAGACAAGAAAATTGACAACTTGTTTGGCATACTGAAATGGAATCTAAAGGAGGCAACTGGAGTTAATAACACATTCGATGACTTATTTTCGTTTGAATAATATGGGTATATAAATACCTAGGAAGGTGTTCGATGGTTAGTCCAAGGTTACTAGACAGTTTTGGTAGACTAGATCTCATGTTGAGAAAGCTCAATGAGTTTGACTTCGAGCTTGCTAACGATCTAGACTTACGTTCTAGTACAATAGAACACGACAAAAGGCTATTCAAAGAAAAGACACACCATGACAATCTAATAGAAAGTATACAAGAACTTTCTACTAGTTTAGAAAACTACCATTCCAATCTAGTCGAACTAAAAGACTACATTCAAAAGCGTCTACGTCATAATGAAGTAAAGCTGATACAGGAAGATTATAAGAACTACGAATCGTTTAGTGCTACTATTGAAGAACGTATTGCACTGCGGAAAAGTTTCAGCGAAAATCTTAACGCATATATATTTGGCTTGAAGAACAGCACTAGTAATTGGCAGTACGCTGGTGTAGATCTATATCCAACAGATCCAAAGTTTACCCGAGAAATTGTTAGCAGCGATCCAACATATGTTATAGCGGATCACCAACTTCAAGACATAGTAAGTAAAGAGTTCAATGATTTTTTTGCTAGTAGAAGGTTACGTAAGTATAAAGCAATACAAGACTTACCTGACTCTAGTATAGGTGTTGCGTATTGTTTTGGCAAGTATGAGTGTATGCCTATCGATCCTATCAAAGATGAGGCTAGTATATTATTTGATAAAATGCTACCAGGTGGAGTATTTTACTTTACTTACAACAACTGCGAATACAGACCTAGTCTAGAATTTTGTAATGGATTTAGAGCCTATCAAACAGAGTCTATTATTACAAGTATGATGTATGGAATAGGGTTTGATAAGGTCGATAACAAGGCATTTGACGACGGTGTTTGGAACGTAATGATTGTTAAAAAGCCTGGCGAGTTTAAAAGCCAAAAACAAGCAACACCTAGCATTAAAATTGTAGGGAACATCTTGTCCAAAGATCAAACTTTGTGGATTGAAAATAACAGGATACACAAGGTCGATCAATGGGTTGCTAATTGTAGGAATAATCAAGATAGCTATCCTGGCAAGTTCGAACAAGACTGGACCAAGCTAACAGAATATATTCAAAAGAATATTGACTCACAATCTAAATAATCATATACTTAACTATCAACATAACATAAGGAACAATCTATGAAAGATTATCTACTTGATGTTGTGCAGCATACGCACAACTTGGGATTCATTGAACTTGTAAAGATTACAGGAGATGATGGAACTACAACTATCGAAGGCATTGCAGAAGACCGTTCTGTAATTCTTAAGGGTAAATTCCACAAGCCTGTGCCAGAGTTCATGGGCACATTCGGTATGCCTAATCTTGCAACACTAAGCGTGATCCTGCGTATCCCAGAGTATGCAGAGAACGAAAAGATCTCAATTAATACACAAGAGCGTAATGGTGAGACAGTACCAGTTGGTATTCACTTTGAAAACTCAAGTGGGGACTTCCAGAATGACTATCGCTTTATGAGCAGTGAAGTTGTCAATGACAAGCTCAAGAGTGTTACCATGAAGAATGTAAATTGGGGTGTAGAGTTTGAGCCTACAGTTGCTAGTGTACAGCGTCTTAAGATGATGATCTCAGCCAACAGTGAAGAGAAGACTTTTATTGCTCGCACAGAAGGCAATGATCTAAAGTTTGCATTTGGTGATGCAAGCACACACGCAGGCGAATTTGTGTTCCAGCCAGATGTTGTTGGCAGTGTAAGCAAGGGTTGGGCTTGGCCAGTAGAACAGGTTAGTAAGATCCTAGGCCTAAGTGGTGACCTAAAGTATTCAATCTCAGATGACGGTGTTAGTCAGATCAGCGTTGACAGCGGACTTGGTGTTTACAACTATCTACTTCCTGCACAAACCAAGTAATGCACTTTACTTGTCAGTACTATCCTGTTCTTGT